GTAGCCGGCCCCTCCTGTAATTACAAAAAAGGTTAAAGCTAAAACCGCACCGATTAAAAAGATTAGTCGAGCGTGTATGTCCTCAGGCGTTAGCCGCTTACTTTCTTTACTCATCGATCGTAATAAGATCCTTAGTGCAGACTCCGGTAGCCTCGCATTGTGGCGGAGTGCACTCAGGCTTTGTCCAGTTTTCGTATTCTTGGCACTCATAGCGCACCCATCCTTGATAACCGCACCCCGATAGGAGCAGAGTCCCCACTATTGCCCCTATCAGGGCCCGGATCATTTTGCCCCGAGGCCGTATTGCTTCTCGCTAGGTTGTAGCGCTTTGAGGAGCGGACCTACAAAACCTGCGATAAAGGCATTAGCCAATATTTTCGGGTCTGTAATACCTGACATATATAAAGCTAACACGGAGGCCGCGGCCGCACGTGCGTAAGATTTTGCAGCTGCCTCTAATTGCTTTTTATTCATTATTGCCTCCTAATTAATCTGCTTAAGTACTGATACGGCGACCGTACCGCTTGCAGCTATAGCGTATAGAGCCTCGTGATCTCCTACGCCGATAGTAATGGTGTCTCCTGCATCTAACTCGAAACCGTTAGCCGAGGTCACGTTAGCATCGCCTAAAAATACAGGCGGGTTACTACCGCCGTGCGCCATATTGTGCACGTAAGCCGTTTGATCAAAAGCCGTCGCAGCTACTAAAAGAGTCGCGGTCGTACCTACGCTAATTTGTGCACTACTTGGCATCGTCTAATCCTAACTTTGTAATTAATTCTTTTGCCTTAGTGGCACTTACCTCTACCTCGAAGTGCATCTCATCTTTACGGTTTTTGTAATCGCCGCCCCACTTAAGACCGTATTTTTTAGCGAGCGCCCGGATCATTGGTACTTTCTCAGCGGGAAACGTACCGATCTTGCCGAGAGCATGGCGGGTAGCATTAAGATCGATAGCGGTACCGCTTGAGTGATTACTAATCTTGTCGCTAGTACCGCGTACCATTCTAAAACAATAGCCCCAGTCGTCTAGGCCGCCCTCATCAATAGGCTCGATCAGCTCGTGAAATTCCGCAGCAAAAGCGGCCAATAGCGGGCCCACGCTATCGGCGCACTTTAGCTTTAGAGCCGTACCCTTTACAGGGTAGGACTTTATGCCGATCTCTTTTGGATCTTTAGAGGCCGGATAGCCGTTATAGCTCTGTAGTGTCATCTGTTACCGGCTCCTCGCCGGGATAAACGTAACTAGGATTATCGTTGTACTTGGCACAAACATTATCGCCCCAATACTGAGCTGATGCCTCGGTATCAAATGCACCAATCAAATCAATCTCTACTCCATCTTTTAATAAATGGAGTTTTACATTTTTATCTATTGTGTATGTAAACATTTTTATCCTTAGAAAGTTGTAAATATTGTCGACGAAGAAGAGCCAAGAATAATTCCAGCCGAGCCTACAAATAATTTAGGCAATAAAGTCCCTGAAATAAAAGGCGTAGTTTGAGAAAAGCGATCGGTTGGCAATAATTCTAAATTACTTTTATTTACAAAATTTGTATTTACTACTGTTTTAGAAAAACTCTCCAAGTAATAACCAGCGTGATATACGCGACCATTATAAAATGCGATAGCATTTTTGTAAGTAGCATTGGCACCGCTTGCAGGTGTGACATTAGAAATAGAATTCCAGCCCGTGTAATTTGTAGCCGTAGTGTAGTAATATGAAGTATCGGTAATAGCCCAAGTACCAGTACCATCATAAGCCACTACATAAGTTGGCGCGCTACCGCCGCCTACTGTGATTTCTGTCCAAGTACCAGATGGTGTTGAGGCTGTAATTGCATTAAGACTTGTGCCGTTTGGCGTGCCAATAATCCAATTAGTGCCGTTATATGTAACAGAGTTATATGTGTCTCCAACATTTGTAAAAGTTTGGCTCTTTCTCGTCCAAGTAATACCATCGCTTGAGTATGTGAGTCCGCCTGTATTGCTTGATCCGCCGCCCGCACCAACTGCTACAAAAAGACCGCCGCCGTATTCAATATCGTTTATCGCATTAGTCGACATATTAGCCGTCCTAGCAGTCCAAGTAATACCATCGGAGGAAGTTGTAATAGTGCCTTGATTACCTACCGCAACAAATAATGAGTTAGCGTAAATTACTTTATTAATTGGGTTAGAGCCAAAACCTGAAGTACGTGAAGTCCAAGTAATACCATCGGGGCTAGAATAAAGATAACCCGCACTTGCACCTGCTACATACATATTAGACCCGTTGTAAGCAATAGAGTTTATATTACCGCCGGATCCCGGGTTAATCCGAGAAGTCCATGTATTGGCACCGCTAGATACTGTTGCCCAAGATGAGCTAGTGCCATTTGTAGTCAAATATTTACCGGAGTTACCTGTCTGTGATGGTACGACCGCTGTGGAGTCGATCCCGATAGTTACGGTGCCGGATGTACCGCCGCCTGTGATTGGCGATGTAACGGATACGCCCTCAATATCACCGGTAGCACCGGAGGCCGCCCAAGCTGACCCCGTGTAATACCATAGTGAGTTAGTGTCTTTTGTATATGCAAACTGTCCCTCTTGAGGCGACGTAATGGCCGCATCTCGAGCCGCGTTGCTTGCGAATACGTTAATACCTTGCATGAGGTAGCCGTTTACGTCACCGGCGGTTAATACCTCACCTGTTGTAAAGGTCTTAAAACCTTGACCAGCTGCCATAACCTTGCTCCTTAGTACGCTAATACGGAGGTATCGAGCACTCCGTATAATGATGAGTTTAGTATAAAGCCGTCGATAATCGGCTCTAGTGTTGTAAAAGTCGTTTTCCATGAGTTAGGTGTAACTCGATGTACAACGCCAAATATTTGTAAAGTCTGCTCAAGGGTCGATGCACCAGGTTGATTAGTAATAACCGTTACAGGATCAAAAAAATCTAAATCAAGGGCCGCGATAATGCCATCGTTATAGTTAGGCGTGTAAAGATCGAGCTCTACCGCATCGCATCGAGTCCTAGTATCTTTACGGCTTGCTACGTAGGCTTGAGCGTAATCAAGGGCCGCGGCATCGGTGCTCATTAATAGATTTTGTTGATTATATGAGTGGAGGAAATATTTATCTATAGAGGCTTGATCGTAGGCTACTTGAGGCGTACCGCCGGTACGAGTGATACTTGCTTGGTTGTAAACCTGACTATCATCTAAACGCCATATAGCGTTAAAATAAGTAATATCGGTGCCGTCATCGTTAAAGACTACAGGCGGTAAAGCCTGAGACTCTATAGAATATTGGCGGTCTAATAGGACTAATGAGCCTCGAGCATCTATATATAAAGCCCCGTACTCTGAGGTACTTACGGTCTGCATCGCAGCTAGTGAGGTACGAGGAGTGCCCGGGTCTGCCTGTAAAACAATATCGCCGTACAAGATCTCACGCATAGAGGCCGGCCATCCGATCTCGTCGAGGATAGCGTTTACGCGCTCGCCCGGTAGGTCACCTGCCTCGGCTAGAGTAACGGTAGAGATCTGACTATTTTGGAAAAGTCTAAAAGCATCCACGGCGGTAATAGTCGTATAAACGACATCCTCTGCCATTTTAGGCGTAGTCGTTGTATAGCTAGTAATAAAGCCGCTAAACATCGGATACTCAACGCCCTCGTATGTAGCCGTAATAGCTACCTTACGCATAGGAGTAAGTAAGCCGTAATAAGGTCCATCGGCATTTTGAGGGTTAAAATCGCCATTTTGATCGACGATCCGCAGGGTAAGCGAGCCGGTCTGAAATAGATCAGCTTGAGCATTACGGCCTCGAGTAGTTGTAATACCGTCTACCTGATTTGATACATCCACGATTAAAGACTCAGCATCGCCAAGGATATTAGTGCCGAGTATGCCGCTGCCTAAAACCATAGTTTGAGCAAAAGATGGACCGGTAGAAAAGTTAATAATGGCGTTAATTACGGGTAGGGTCATAATGCACCCGCCGTAGTCAAAGAGTCACCTCGGCGGTTAATTGTAAGGATCGCATCCTGCACGGCGTTTACGATAGTTTCCTCGCTACCGACTACACCGGCATTAACGGTGACATAGTAATTTTTATCGTATGCCCCTGTAGAGCTAAGAGAGGTATAACCTGATCCCTCATTGAGCCTAAACTCACCGGCATTAAATGGGTTGATCTTGCCGCCGGCATAAGAGTTTACGAGGGCATTAAACGCCGTACTATCCTCGACGGTCTGAAAAGTATCCGTAACGGTCTCGGCAAAATACTTAATAGCATCCGCGGCCTCTTTAGTTGCAACGCTGCCAAAAGTAGCCGGAGGTCCGCTCGGCTTACCCGGAGTTGAGCTTGTACCGATGGCGCTAGAGGTCGTACCTACCTTGCCCAGTAAAGCTATGTATTCTTGGAGAGCCTTAAGGCGCGCATCGTCCGCGGCTTTTTGAGCCTTGGCTACGCGGTCGATCATATTGATCTCCTCGGACTCACGTATTTTATTTAACGTTAAATTAGCGTTATTGGTTTTACTCAAAGCCGCTAAACGTGCGATCTCTGTTAATTGGATCTGTACGCGCTCGTCGTAGCTATTCTTTTCAGCAAGGCCACCGGCGGCTACGAGTGCGGCGTTATATTTCTTAAACGCCTCCTCACGTGCGAGCTCTTTATCCTCCTCGGCCATCTTGCTATCGTTAATAACTTTGAGCTCTTTTAATAAACGATTATTAAGCTCTTGGAGAGCGGCATCGCCGATAGTTGTAATACCGGCTAATTTAGCGAGGTCCGCGTTTTTCTGTAGAGCCGCTAGCTCGTTAATTTTCTTAAGGGCTAAATCGCCTTGCTCGTTTTCAATAGCCATAAGCGCCTCAAGGCGTAGGCGTGTCTCTTTGTCATAAGTAGCTTGTAAAGCTGCCGCGATAGAGATACGAGTGCTATCAAATACCGCCGCTGCCTTTGATAACGAAAGTTTATTTTTCTCCGCTAGCTGCGCTTTTTTCTGTAAAGCGATTAGCTCCTTTTGGCGCTTGAGCGCCTCCTTGTCCATCTTAGTTTTTTCGGTGTTAGCCTGTAGGTTTTTTAGATCCTGAGGTACGCCTTGAGGAAAACCTCCTTGGCGGCCTAAAACTATATCTACTTGCTTACGGAGATTACCGATAGAAAAAGTACCGAGATAATTCTTTAAACCTCTAAAAGCATTTTCTAAAACGCCTGCACCCGGGATGCTTGAAAATAGGTTACCAAGCTCCTTAGTAAGGTAAGCGGTGTTAGTAATTAAACCCGAGATAGAGTCTGCCGCACTATCGACCTTATCGATCAACTTATCCATACCGCCGGATGATGTCCCAAGCGCTGCGACTAAGCTCTGTCCGATCTGCTCGCTTGCCTGCTCTGCTGCGATCTTAAGGCGAGATATTGACCCTGCGTAAGAGTCTGCCGCGTTTTTAGATTGGCCTGCGTACTGTGCCGCGATAAGTTTTTCGATCTCGAGGTATGACTTACTAGATAGCTCTGCTTGAGTGAGCCCTAGGTTTAATTGCTTAAGGCCCTTAAGGTTGCCTACGTATGCCTGACTTAAGATTTTAGTAGCTGAGACTAAATCCATACCCGTACCGGCACTTACATCAAGTGCCGTATTTAGCATCGATTGTGCGATAGTCGTAGATTTAGTTACTTGAGCTAGTTGGATAAATGAGGGTTGGAGTACATCGCGATTAACACCGGTGGCCTTTTCTACGGCATCTATGTAGCCCTCCGCCTCAGCGGTAGCGAATTGAAAACCAATATTACGTAAAGCGGTATCGAGGCGCTTAGCCTCGGCGATCTGCTCGCCGTAAGCTGCCACGGCTTTTTTAGAGTAACCCAAAAGAGCCGCAGCGCTAAAAGTAACGCCAAGGGTACGACCTAAACTCTTTACGGTTTTCTCAAAACCTTTTATCTGACCGGAGCCTTTAGATAGGGCTTTACCGTTCCACTCGGCTACCGCCGATACGATTAGATTAGGCATCGCCATTATGCGGCCAAACCGTAAGTCGCTACGCCGTAGCGGCCATTATTAAAATTATCTACGGTTTTCTCAATAGCTCTATATACCGCATCTTGAGCCTTGCCTTGATCCTCTTTCCAAGCTCTAAAGATCATACGGCCGCGCTCGGCTTGCTTGTCTCCGTAGAGTGGACCCATACGGCTAATAAAGTGAGCACCCGCACCCGGATTATTAGATCGGCTATTAGAGTCACCGCCCGGGTTTTTACGTCCGGCAGTTTCATAGATGGATCCGGCGGCAGACTTATTAGCTACAAAGTAAAGAGCTTGCCATCCGTTGCGGTTTTTCTTACTAGGAGCCTGAGAATAGTAAATACCGTTTACTACTGTTTGGTGATCGTAAAGTGGAAACATACGTAAACGACCCTCGGTATTAAACGTTCTAAACATAGAGTTACGTGCGGTTATCTTTTTACCTACGCTGCCCTCTTGCCACATATAAAGATTATCGGGTTGAGGGCTTGGTGCGTAGCCTCGAGCCTTATCCCGGATAGGCAACATAGCCGCACGGACCTCGGCGTTCATCTCTTTTAGCATCTCAGGATCGAGCTTACGGAGAGCTTTAACGGTTTCGCGTACGCCTTTTATAGCTACCGGCATCTTTACTAGCCTCCTCCGCTTGCTCGTTTAATACTTTTACTAACATCTTAAACATCTCGGGCTCGAGATCGAGTACCGCTTGAGGCGGGATCCCTAACCTAATTGATAGAGAGGCTACCAAATGAGTTAGAGAGTCCCGCCCTAGGCTAAAGGTAGATCGTCTAAGACCTCGACCTTAGATAACGTATCTAAAAACTCTGCGCCAAACATTTTAACGTTTTCGCCGGATGTGCGTAAACACTCCCACGCTAACCAATATACGTCGCTTTGTTTCTCGTCATCCCTAAAGGCTTTATGAAAACCTTTTTTAGCGTAAAGCTCAAAGGCATACTCAATACGCGGCGTGATCTGATGCTCACTAACCTCGCCTGTAGCCCTTGTTATTTTGAGTCGTGCCATTGTGTGCCCCTTTGTTTGTTTATTAGACGGTTGTGTCTACTGTGATTGGTGAGTTGCAGGTAAAGGTAATGCTCTGAGTAGAGATATCGCCTACCGCGCCGTTAATATCAGTAGTGTTATTTACTAATACTGTTGTCTGATACTCAGGGTTTGTAGCTGAGATAGTAGCGCTTGTCTGCTTTAGAGTAATAGGTACCGTTGTACCCCAAGCAGCTTGGAGAGTCTGTAGGACCTCACCGGTAGCCGTATCGTTTAGAAAATCTAGAGTAATCGTTGAGGTCTCTAGACCCTTAGTAAACTTACGAGATGAGTCACCCATAGCGGTAACCTCAAGCTCCTCAAAAACGCGGTTAATAGTTGCGCTAGTTACGTGATCTGAGAGATCGACCGAGTTAAGGGTTACGACCACTCCATTACTTAGAAAAATGGCCATGGGCCTATTCCTCGCTTTCGGTTGTTGTTGTTGTAGGTTTTACTTTTGCTACTTTGACCGGAGCCGGCTCGTCTGTGAGCTGCCCGATCTTTCGCAAAAACTTTAGGTCATCCTCTGTATATGCCATTAGTTACTCCCAGCTACTTAGTATTGATAGGTTGATATCAACGGTTAAAAGGTCTCCACTTTGTACAGATAAAACGCTAGGAGCGCTTACGCTGCCAATATTCATTACGATCGATGAGGCCGCTAGTTTATTAAACACCGCTACTAACATCGTCTCTATGCCTTGTAAATTACCTTGGTTATCGTAAAGCGGAGTCGTTAAAATCACTTTCAGATTAGCCATAGGCGAGATCGTTACATACTCGTTATTGTTAGGAGTTAGGTAAGGATCTGCCGGTGCAACGATTACGCTATTAGCGGTAATTGTTGGAGGCGGGAAACTGTAGGTATTCCAAACGTTCGCATTAGCTAGCGCCGCAGCTACGGAGGCTCTTAAAGTTGTAATCGGTGCGGTCATTATCCGACCATCGCATTAGGGCTCATGTATCCGGCGATGAGACCGCGGATCTTGCCGATCATGCTATTACCCATCCGGTACGGTGATGGACTAAATCCATCGATCGATACGCCGCCGGTTTGTGAGACTTGGCGAGCTTGCCATATGTCTACGGCGAGGATCATGCTCGCCTCACGGATAGCCGGAGTAGTTGCATAAGTATTAGTCTTTAGATCTGCTCCGATAGCTTGGCCATAAGGCAGGATCCTAAAAAAGTTTACATCGCTAGCGGTCTTACTAAATTGGATAAAGCTATAACCAGCCGGCCAATTCCAAGCGTAGGTATTCCACGCGATCGACGGGATCTGATTAGTTGTACCTGCACTCCATGGCATCGTGCCGGTGATGGTGTAGGTACCGTTAAAGGTTGAGCCGCACCCACTCAAGGTTACGCTCTGCCCTGTTGTAAATATTGCAGGGTTAGCGATCATTACCGTAGCTATATTATTTTGTAGTGTTGCTCCGACTACCGGCGCTGAGTCAAACCATAAAAATTGGTTAATGAGATCCTGAGCAGTTTGGCATACCTCCTCGACCACGCTATCCGGGTATAAATCTTGGATACCGAGGTTATCGCGTAGCTCTTGCTCGGTTACGTATGTAGCCGCCATGGTCTGCTCCTCTCAAAGTTAAAGGCCGGGAGGGCTCAAAGGGCTAAGAGCCCTCCCGGGTACTAGGTGTTATCTCAGGTTAGGTTGTAACGGACTAGACCCTTAGGCATCTTTACGATAGTTGCCATAAAGCCATAGATCGCGACCTGTACCTGTAGGTTAGATACAACGTTTACGCTCATGTATGCCTGAGGTGAGCGGTATACGGTCATAGCCTCCGGTGCGACGATAAACGCTGAGTCATCGATAGTTGTGCTTACCATTTGGTGATCCACGTATAGATCTAGGCCAAGCACGTTACCGCGGATAGATGTAGGTGTAGATAGACCGCCGCTATTCATAGGAGCGGATGCGTTGTAGATAGGGCGCCCTGTCGAGTCTGTTGCCCCCATTAGCAAGGACCATTGAGATGGACCAGCTACGTAATTCTTAGCAAAGTAGCTTGTATTCTTATAAATATTAGCTGACTCTGTAGATACGTAAGAGATGATACCTGCGCTTGTAGCAGCTACCGCGGTGCCCTGTACGCCACCGGCTACTACGTCTGCGATTACCGCAGCATCTGTAGCTAGTGAGTAAGCGCGTTGTAGCTGATTAGTTAGCTCAGCGTAAAAGTTAGGATCTGAGCGCTCTAGCAATTCAACGCTGAGAGTATTCATACCTGAATACTTCTTAACTGTACCTGTTAGGTACTCTGTAACCATACCTGTATTAGCAACGGCTCCTGCCTCTGCCTCTACTGTTACAACAGGTGCTACGCCTGATTGTCCACCAGCTGATGTAACGAGTGATGGGATCGAGATAGTCATACCTGAGTTAGGCAGAGCTCCCTGCGATAGCGCATTAATCATAGGAGTATCAAAGTTAGTATTAGATACAAACTCTGTTAGGTACTGTGTTGGATTAAATGCAGGGTTTGTAGTAAAGCTATCATCCGCTGCGGTTACGTATAGTCGTGATGTGTCATCGCCTAGAGCAGCTTTAATCTTGTGCTCTGTATATGTTGCCATTGATGTAATCGGTGTACGGACTCGCTGAGAGTCTAGGACCGATGGACGGATGATCTTACGAGCAGCCTCGACCTTTTCAGCCTCGACCGGTGTATCTACCGGAGTCTCCTCCGGTGTATTTTCTGGGGCTGTAGTCACAGCTTCCTCGCTTTCGGTTTCTGTTTCGGTTTCTACGATGGTCGTATTAATCACCGTAGTTTTTTCTTTTGTACTTGTCGCGGCTTCGAGCGCTGCTCGCGCTGCGGCAATATCAGTTACGGATGCGCTAGAAAAGGCGGCGCTCTCGACGAGGCTTACCTCTTTGAGGACCGCAGCCGTTACCAACAGGTAATCCCCCATAGGCTTAGAGGCCGTTACATCGACCCCTACGGATAAGCCGGATACTAGGTTTTCCTGAGCGAGTACGAGCGCATCTTGTCCTCGAGTGCTGCTCGATAACTTAAAGGATCCGTAAACGCCCTCTGTAGAGTCGCTAAAACTAATAGCGCGACCTACCGGCTTATCTTGTTGATGCTGCGATAGTAATTTTATTTTTGTTGCATCCGGGATAGCAATAGAGCCGCGCTCAAACACTACGGGCCCTGCGGATGTGTAACCGACCTCGCCATATGGTGCTACGAGGCCTGACACAATACGGCGCTCCGTATCTGCGGCTTGGATCTCTTGACTAAACGTTAGTAGCACTTGCATCTCCTAGCGGTGTTAGTTGTTCCATCTGTCGAGCTTGCTCAACACTAATTAAATCGAGATTTAACATTTTCTCGATGATATCTAAACGATCTTTTGCATCTACACGTAAAAACGTATCGTCTACGGCAAAACGTACCTGATTAGATGAGTTTGTTATGTCGTTCATTGAGAGGCGATCCTCAATAGCAGATATGTAAGGTTGCAGCGAATAAGCTACAAACTCTTTACGACCGTCGATAATATTTTGATACGTCATACTGTTATTCATGTCGCTAGAGATCATGTACGCCGGTACGTTCATCGCGCGCGCGATCTCCGTACTTAAATATTGTGAGCTCTCGTTATAGGTCATGTCCTTAGGTGAGAAAGATGTAGGTACATACTCGAGAGTGCTAGTTAAGTAAGCCGTCGATCTATTTTGGCGAGCGCTCTTAAAAGCTGCGAGTAATCCTTGGATCTGAGACTCAGGTAAATCAGCGCCGTTATTTTTTAGGATACCTGTAGGCATAGGTGTAGCTGCACTTACCGCGCTTGCACGTTGTATATCGTATGCAGCTTTAATAGTTGTAGATGCACTCTGCAATACACCAGGTAGTAAAGATTGAAAAGTAACGAGAGATCACAATATTTAAGTACGGAGATCGCGCGCGCGATGAACGTAACGGCGTACATGATCTCGAGCGACATGAATAACTCGATGACATATCAAAATATTATCGACGGTCGTAAAGAGT